ATAAGTTTTGAAAAACCAGACAAATTTATCTTTAAGCTCTTGTATGTTCTGTCTGGCGTATTCCCCACTAGGAAGCTTTACAGCTGGAAACATTTCTCGGTAGGTTTTAATAGACCCTAAGGCATTGTTACCCAATACTTCTGAGACTACTTTTTTCTTAGTTTTTACGAGTAGTGTCTCAAATTCATCTAGGATAAATACGGCTCCTGGGCTTAATTTACCTTCGTCATCTAGGTGTCCTCTATCAAGGGCAGTTTGACGCTCTTGCTCTACGTCAATAATGTGACAAGGTCTAATCTTATATCTGCAGCTGTCAAGAAAGTACAGCTGGTTCGGGCTGATGTTGTACTTGATCAGCGTTGTCCATAGTTGGTGACTCATATCTTTGTTTTATGTAAGTGATGATTGAGTTGTGTTTGTTTCTAAAAGTCTCACAGGTTTGTATAAGGTTCTTAAAAGTGTTAACATTATGTATTACAGTAGTATGATCTCTTTTACCTAGGCTTTGACCTATTGTGATAAGACTATAGCCTAGTTGTCTTGCCAGAGCACAGTAGATCATTCTGAGTTCAACTATTTCTCTGTACCTATACTTGCTCTGTAGTTTAATTGTAATTCCATATCTTATTGGTAAGAAGGAGGTAAAGCACTCTTCAAGTGCAGGGAGGCTCATCATAGGTAGACTCTGCACTTGTGTAATAACTGTAGGGTAATACCCTATTTTTTCATAAAAAGATTCTCTGAATTGCTCTATAAGCTTGCGTTCTAGCTGAATAGCGTAGCTTTTACTGTCCATAAATTTCAAGGGTTTGGTCTACAAATATAGGTTAGTTCTCTAAAATTTTGTATATTATAATGTAGGGTTTATACAGACTCTACATATTATAGGTTTATAAATATTTATACTATGGCTAAGAAGTTCTATGCTCAGAAAGATGCTCTGGGCTGGCCTATTCCCGGTACAATGATGAGTGGATCCAAGGTGCCTGCTAATCTACTTGAGATTCCTGCAGCTAATGTAGCTCCAGGTGCTGGTCAAGTAGAAGTATATCATCCTGAAAAGCTTAGATACTTTGTACGGAAGGACAAGAAAGGAGATATTATTCCTAACTCATTGATTATCAGCTTAAAAAAGCCAGTTGGTGATACTTATGAGTTTAAACTTGTAAAGGCTAGCTAACAATGAATAAAGACAATCCGGCACTTTTTGCTTTTAAAATCTGGATATTCCCTGGTTTAGTTTCTATTCTAGGACTGATGATCTGGAATGATGTTAGTGAGATAAAAGCTGATGTCAAAGCTCTTATGGCCCAGTCCAATATAGACAAAACACGTATAGATAATCTGGAAAGACAGATATATGTTAAGCCTACTAGTAATCAACCTGCTAAAGAAGAGCGTAATCCTTTAAAAAACAATAAGTTATACGCAGTTATTCCTTATAATTCATTTAGACTTAAAAAACAAGTATATGACTTTTAAACAATGGATTTTAGACCTTTTTAAAGATGAGCGTGGCTCAACCTCAGTTAAACCTGTTGTAGGCTTTATGGGAGCTTTGTTTCTCTGTATTACTCTTACAGCTAATTCTTTTACTCACGGTGATATCAAACCCTCTGATGCTCTTGTAGATGCTGTTCTAATCATGACCTGTGTAGGTATTGGAGCAGACAGCATTGATAAGTTTAGTCACAAGAAAAAGAAAGAAGATGAAGCTTAATAAATACACTATAGTTATTTTAGTAGTCATTGGTCTTATTCTGTTATCACGTATTGGATGTAATAACGGATTTGGCTTTTTTGATAAACCTAAAGCTGATACGGTAAGAGTAGTAGACACACTTTGGGAAAAACATGATACTACTATTTATAAGAAAGTTACCGTAAAAGAAGTGATCTATGATATAGATACTCTTCCTCCTCAATTGATTCCTGATACAAACTATGCTGCTTTAAAAGCACAGTTTGAAGCTTTAGTTAAAGAACATGCTTCTAAAGTTATACAGTTTGATACCATTAAGGTTCCTCAACTCAAGGGTGGATTTTATATTAAAGACACTGTACAGTTTAATAAGATAGCCGGCAGATCTATTGATGCTGATTATGTTATTCCTATTGTAAAAGAGACAGTGACTATTACTAAGCAAGCTCCAAAACGTAACCAGCTTTACATAGGAGGTGCTATTAACGTAGATAAAGGCTTTGCTCCTAGCACAGCTGAAGTTGGACTAATACTTAAAACCAGAAGAGATCAGATGATGGGCGTCAAAGCCGGATCTGATATCAACGGTAATGTAACCTACGGCTTCCAGAGTTACTGGAAGATAGGTAAGAAGGACAAATAAAACACAAATCATGAAAAGTATCGTAAAGATGCTTCTTAACCTTTTCAAAAAGAAAGCTGAAAAGAAGGTTGAAGAAGTAAAAAACATTGTAGTTCCTGCACCAGTACAGGAAGAGAAACCTAAGGCTAAGAAAAAGAAGTATTACCATTCTAAACCTAAGCCTAAGAATAACCCATTATAACAAATATAGATAACTTATGAATCTTGAAAAACTAAAGGGTCATGTACCTGATAAAGTGATTGAGCAGATTCCTGAGGTTATGCAGAAGTTTAGTGTAAATACACCACTGCGTCTATCTCACTTTCTAGCTCAGTGCGGCCATGAGTCTGGTGGTTTTAAGCTCACTCAAGAGAATCTTAACTATTCAGCTAAGGGTCTTATGGGAATCTTTAAGAAGTATTTTCCTACAGAAGCTATAGCTAATGCTTATGCTAGACAACCACAGAAGATTGCTAACAAAGTATATGCTTCCCGTATGGGAAATGGTGCTGAAGCTTCTGGTGAAGGATTTAAGTTCCGCGGTCGTGGATATATCCAGCTCACCGGTAAGCAGAATTATACTGCCTTTGACGCTTCTGTACCAGAAAGTATAGTAGATAACCCAGACTTAGTTGCTACTAAGTATCCATTAGCATCTGCTGCATGGTTCTGGAGTAAGAACGGACTTAATACAATTGCTGACCAAGGTTCTTCTAATGAAGTAGTAACTAAGATTACTAAGCGTGTAAACGGTGGTACGATTGGTCTTGCTGATCGGATTAAACACTTTAAAGAGTATCACGCATTACTTGCATGATAGGAAAAGTCATCTGTAAAAATTTCAAAATATGGCTAAAGCCAAAGGCTCCAAGGCCGGAGAATCAAGAAAGGTCACATTTGGAAAACGCAAGGGTGGCAAAGCTTCTAAAAGTAAAGGGCCCAAAGATAAAAAAGTCTCCAAGTACCGCGGACAAGGACGTTAACTCCTAGTAAAAACCAACCTCTAAATCTGATGTTATGAACCTTAGAGGTTATTTTATTTTATTATTATCTGTACTGTTTGTAGGATCTTCCTACTCACAGAATATTTATATTGATAGTGTAAGGAACAGTATACCTACTGGTCCACTTACTGCTAATAAGAATCTTAGTTTTGGTGTAAAGAACATCTTAGCTGAAGTACTTCAAGACAAAGGTCTTGATCTTCTTCCTAAAAAAGAAGAAGGAGAGCTTAGCTTAGTTACTGAGATATACTTCTTTGATATTGTACAAACCAATGGTGGTGTATCTGTATTTAAGAAGCAGGCTAACACAACTGTTATGGGCCTGAAAGGCATGCTGTATAAAAACGGCAAGCTCGTTAGTTCTAAAAAGATAGAAGAATCATCCTCTGAAATAGTAATAGCCAACCTGGTTGTTCCTGAAGATGGTAAACCCAATCAACAGTCTGTTAGTAATGTAATTAAAAAAGCCTGTCAAGCTCTAATTGACAAACTCCTATGAGAAAACAACTTTTGCTTGCTTGCTTCCTTCTTTTCTCAACACTTAGTTTTTCCCAGTCTATTGGACATTTCCAACAGCTGGCTACCGTGAAGAGAGGAGATACATTAGATGTAGCTTGGTACTATCAACCTAGTGGTTCAGTAGATATCAGGACGTTTCAAGTGGACTTCCAGTTTAAAAAGGATCTGTTTACCTGGTTGAGTACTGCTATAGATACTCCGTATGTGACGACTGCACGCCAGCCTCAGCTGGACTATAGGCAATTTGATGGGTATAAATACAATACCTATACAGGTGGCAACTATACTTATTCATCTGATGCTAACTGGTCTGTTGGACGTAACTATTTAACACTTCCTGCCGGTACCGGGTTTGGTACAAACAATGGATATATAATCCATAATAAGTACAAGATCAATGCTGTAGCATCAAACTTCGTGTCTGATACAATCACTGTAAACTGGGCTAGACTGTTTAAAGTAGACGGTACCAGTATAGGAGACAACGTAGCAACTCTTACAAATAAGAAGCTTGCTATCTTCTTACAGGGTAACTTGACTATTTCAGGTAAGATCTGGATGGGAGAAGCCACTGGTCTACCTACTATCATAGCATATAACAATAATACTGGTATAGAAGCTTCCCGTACAGTTCCTGCTGCTAATGGTACGTATACACTAACTAACATAGAACAGAACACTAAGTATAAAATTAAGGTGTTGTTCTCTCGTGATAGTTTAATTACAATGCGTGACCGTGCAGTTACTGTAGCAGATGCTGTAAAGACATATAATGAATTCAAGGGAGCTGATGTTACTCAGAACTACCCAAGAACATTCTTGACAAATGGATTAGCCTATCTGATTGCGGATGTAAACCGTAACGGACAGCTAGATGGTGGTGATCCTTATGGGATCTATGCATCTGTATCAGGACTTCTTCCTGTAGATACATCACGTTTAGTAAACGTGTTTTTAAAGAATGAGTTTGACTCTTTGGCTATAGCAGCTAACCAGTGGACAGCCTGGGCTAATAACCGTGATAAGGGATTGTTTGTATATGACTCTGTGACTACAGTTAACTCTGTAAATATAGACATTAAGTATATGTTACTTGGTGACGTAGATAGATCTCACTCTTCACCGGTTTATAACTCACAGGGACAACTAGTAGCTCGTACAATTTATAGAGGTGATATCAACGTAAATATCCCAGATACTTATGTGAATAATTCTCAGCCACTGTTTGTACCGTTTAATGTAGACTATGCTAGTTATAAAAATACAGGACTTCAGTTTGAGATGAAATACGATCCTGCTGTAGTTAGATTTGACCAAATCCAGTCTAACATTGATGGTCCTTGGTTACAGTATATAACAAATGACTCTACAAATGGTATAGTACGCTTTGGTGGCATGAATAACCAAAACAAAGGATTTTTAACAGGAGAGTTTACACCATATAAGCTTAAGTTCTCTCCTAAAAATCTGGGAACTAATATCACTACGTTTGTATATGTGAGACGTTTAATGGATGCAGCAGATGAGAATGGGGACCATTATAACATTGTGCTTCAGTCTGATCGTATAGTAATGAGCTACCGTATGAATGGCGGTGTTCCAATTTATACAAACATGGAGCCTACTATAGCAGTTAATCCTAATCCTACTACAGGACAGTTTGAGGTAGTGATATTCCTTCCTAAGAATAGTACAATGAATGCACTGGTTTATGATATGCAAGGTAGAAAGATTATGGATCTTGGTAAGTTTGAGACACAGGATACAGAGTTTACTTTTCGTAAACCAGTTTCTGGTACAGGAATCCCTGCAGGTATGTACAATTTAGTATTATTTGATAACCGTAAACGTATAACAACTAAACTAGTTAAATCCTAAATATATGTCAGAAGAATTAGAACAATCAAATGACGGTACTTGGTCTGGTCTTAAGAAGACAGTCGTAGGTACTATTAGTACAGTAATCCTGGGTGCAGGCACTTGGGTAGGTACAACTCTTTTTGGAGGTAAAGAAGAAGCTGCTCCAGCTCCTGCTGCACAGCCAAGTATTATTATTAATAACACTCAAGCTCAGCAACAAGCTGCCGGTGGAACTAAAGTAATTGAGCGTGTGATTGAAAAGCCAGCTGCAAAACCTGCAGAACCAGCTCCTAAGAAAAAAGAGTTTTCAGAAGAACCAAAGTGGTAATTATTAAATAGTATATATGAGCAACCAAGTATCTGAAAAAGGATTTCAAGGACTTCTTAACGCTATGATGAGAAGACGCTGGTTTATTACAGCGTTAGTATTAGGATCTTTTATCCTTATTGTTGGTGGCATTTTTGTAGCCATAGAAATTGGCAGCCCAATGGCAGGTGAGTGGAAAGAACTTCTACTTCTTATGCTTGGTGCCTTTATCGGTAGTTATGGTAAGATTATAGACTACTGGTTTTCTGATACAGACAAGGATAAAATGCTTGTACAGAAGATGGATGAAGAAGATGGTGTCTCTTTATCTAATACGGCTAATATCAAAGACACGCCACGTGAACAGAAGTCTTTAGTAGATCCGACCTTTGCTGCATTTGCCGCAAAAGCTTCGGAGGAAAAAGAAGAATTACCTGCAGAATCTAAACCTGTAGATAAAAAAGGTACAGAGATAGACGAAGACGGTGATGGTGTTATGGACGGTCTAGACTTTGACGGTGATGGTAAGATAGACGAGTACTTTGCACATAGACAGTGTGAGCATGTATGGGGTGATGTAGACGGAGACGGTAATCTTGAGTGCCTTAAGTGTGGCAAGATTAAAGATCCGGAATAATATTTCTTACTTAATCCTGTAATATGGAAGCTGATGAACAAAAGAAAGAGACTAAAGATTTTACGTTCCTCCAGGGATATAAGCTTGATGCTGGCAATGTTTTTCTTGCCACTTGGATACGATCTTTTGTTCAAGACTCTCTTAAACATTACGGGGAGCTTTTGGGTTACCGATATCATATTTTACTGTATATCAGGATTATTTTGGCTGCTTTACTTTTTATTATCCAAGACTTTAAAGTCTAATACACCATGAAAGTTGATAAAGAATCATTTAAGATATTATTGATGATAGGTATTTGGTTACTACTAATGTTTATTATTAGCAGTATAATCACTACTGTTTCAGCACAGACTGTAGGATCTACAAAGACAGAACAGTACCAGGCTGGTTTTGAGAAGAAGGTAAATATTGATTCCTTGATGGACTATAACGGTCCAACTATTCCTATACAGTTATTAAGTTTAGGAATTAATGAGGATGTATATGCTATGTACCCAGAGCTTAAAGATAAACGTGTTGGGCTGGGTGTTACTAATATCATTGTTGAGTATCTAGAAGAGACTGGTAGGTTTACTTTTACAGAAGATAAAACTGAAATTAAAAACCGTATGGTTAAACAGTTTCAGGCTAGTCAATCTGGAATAACGGAGAATAAACTAGATGGACGTGGTAAGATTATGTTAGCACGTTACTTTGTGTACATAGAAGTATATGACTTCTCTGTATCTGTAGATGAGGAAATAAAGGTTGCTAATGGTGTTAAAGAAACCATGGTGACACGTCTTGGTCTACAGGCAAAGTTTGTGGACGCTGAAACAGGAGAATACTTCACTGCCTCAGGTCTTGGAGAAGCTAAAACTGTCAGAGAGCTCACTCTTCTTAATGATGATAACCTCTCTGAGATTAAGTTTAACCAATCAACAATTGGTATCACTACGAAGAAAGCTCTGGAAACAGCAGCTTCTAGAGTAGTTCTGCGGATGATAAAGAAGCAGATCTTTAAGAACTAGTGTGGCACCGTGCCGTTTATATCATAACATTGCTTGCCCTTTCTCTGACTGCAAGAAGTCAGGTATTAACGTATCCGTTCACCGATCCTTGTACGAAGGTGGTAACTACGTTTACAATACCTGTAACGGGTAATACTGTCATTTACTTTCTAGGCAAATCGGCCTCGTTTACTGCAGCAGATGTCAGTAGCGGGGCTTTTGCTTCTTGGATAAACGCTACATATGATGACTATAGAAAGATTTCACCTTGTGGTCAGCAGTCTGGGCAGGTGACTCAGAATCAGATTACTAGTCAGATAATAGGTAACACAGTACAAAGTGTAGTGAGTTCTATAATGAGTTCGGCACAGAGTCAGGCCACATCTTCTGTGGTGTCAAGTGCTACAGGGACTTCAGTGTCATCCGGGGGAGGAGGTGTGTCTGACGCTAGCTCTAAGGATAATAAAGACTCTAAATCTAATAACAATGGAAATACTTCTAATAGTTCTTCTAATACCTCTTCTGGCAGCTCTACTAGCCAGTCAGGAGGTTCGTCAGGCTCTTCAGGTTCTAGTCAAACTACTACTGGTTCTAGCAACACTGGCGGGAGTAATAATACTAGCTCATCTAAATCTGACAAAGGATCTACTCAAGAAGGGTCTCAAGAAGTTGCGGCTTCCACTACTATGAGTGCAGACGCATCTGCAGACAAATCTGGAGGAGATAATAGTTCTTCTTCAGGAGGTGGTAAAAATGGAGGTAAATCAGGTGGTAAAGGTGGAGGGAGTAACCCTATACTAGTATCATCTGATTTTACTACAGCTCAGAATCTGGATAAGTCATTCACGCCCATCTTAAATCTATCTATGAGTCAGTCTTCACTGACAGGTAAGACAAGCTGGGGTATGACCGGTATGGTGTGGTTTAACTTTAAGCAGTTTGCTCTTAGTGGTAAGTATACAAGATTAAATGTAAGCAAGAGTGGTAAGCTGAAGTATATTTCAAACTTTGCTCTCACTGCAGTGTATAGTTACGGAAACATCTTAGGATTTATTGGATACAGCGGTATTCTAAATGCAGGTAAGTTTGGGGTGACAGGTTTTAATGTATCAGGTGCAGCAAGTGTAATAAGTGAAGATGACAATACATTCTTTTCTCCGTCTATTACAGCCTTTTATACTAAGCCTTTTTACTTAAATAAGCGTAAGAGGTTCACTATATCCCCTGAACTATATATTATTTCTACCCCTCTTATTTATTCTACCAAGGATAAAGTGACACAAAGTGACAGAACTTTTAGTTTCTTTGCAGGATCAGGTTTTGATTATCAGATAAGTAAGAAGTTTAAGTTTAACGTAAACTATAAACTTAATGCTAGTACAAACCGTGAATTTCCTATTCTTAGTTTCTTTTTAGTGGGGAGCAAGATTAACTTATGAGAAAACTACTTGTTATATTATTTTCTATAATTACTGTGCTATCTAAAGCTCAGTCAGTCACTGCTCCTCTTGGTAGAACATACCAAGTAAATGTAAGCGGACAAGATGCAAGTGGTTTTGTTATCAATGGTTTTACTTCACAGTTATTGTTAACTTCTATAGGGTTGGTTAATCCACCCGCAGGAGTTAGTTTTAGTATTACAACTACTACAGGTTTATCTTTTGCTTCAGGATATAACTCTTGGAGCAATCAAACCCGTTTAAGTTTTATTGGTACGCAAGCTAATGTAAATAATGCCTTAGCTTCTTTAAAGATTAATACTGGTTCCACTACAGGAAACGTACAGATATCAGTATCAACTACTGAGAACCCAGCTGGTTATTACTATAATGCTGTTAACGGTCACTTTTACAGACCTATATCTAGTACTACTTTTTATTCTACAGCTAAATCTTTATCTAGTCAACAGACATTTAAAGGTCAGACTGGTTATCTTGTTACAATAACTTCTCAGTCTGAACAAGACTTTATTGTTGCTAATGTACCACAGAACAACATATGGTTTGCTTTGTCTGATGTTGTACAAGAAGGTTATTGGCGTATAGATGCGGGACCTGAAAACGGTACATTAATTAAGACACAAAACGGTCAGACTGCTGGTAATATAGCCGGTCAGTATAATAACTGGTGCGGAGGTGAACCTAATAACGCAGGAGGTGAACACTACGCTGTTACCAAATGGGGCGGTGGAGGTTGTTGGAATGACTTACCTAATAATGTTAATTGTGCATACATAGTTGAATTTGGTACTTGGTCTAATCCAGCTGATGCTACATTCACAGGATTTTATACAGCTAATACTACAAATACAGTGGCGGTAACTAATACTCTTACTGGGACAGTTACTATTCCTGCAGGATTATCATCTAGACCACTGTTAACTTTATATAGAGTGGTTAATGGATCTGACATCTTAGTTGATTACAAGAATGTGAACACTGATGGAACATACACTTTTACTCTACCTAATCAGAACTCTACATATAAACTAGTTCCATCTTTATCTGTACAGGGTATTACACTTGCTGACTTTACAGTAACTTGGGCAGAAGGTTTAAACATTAACACTCCTAATAATACTAGTCCTGGTTTATCTTTAACTGGGACTAAACAATGGAAAGCAGCGGATGTAAATAAAAACGGTATATTAGACCTTGGTGATGCCTTCTTAATAATAGCACACACCACAGGATTAAGATTAATTTCGGAAGTCTTATGGTTTAATCCATCAGACTATGACAGTATAACAAGATCAAGCTTCTCTACTATTAATCCAGTGAGCTCGTTTACAATAAACGTAGCTACTAGTAATGTTACACAGAACATAAAGTATTGTGTACTTGGGGATGTAAATCTATCTCACAGTTCAAACTAAAAAAATAAGACCAGTGAGATATACCCACTGGCCTTATAAACAATAAAAACAACAACTACTCGTCCTCATTATCTTTAGAAAACAAGTTTCTTAAAATGTCATCAATATCAGGCTTACTTTCAGAAGTCTGGTTATCATTATTATTAACCCATCTGTTAAGTAAGTTCATATAGGTATTGAAATTATGATGACTATTTTTTACCAAGCTGATTCTTTTCAGCATAGACTTTTTATTAAGTTGATCTATAGGTAAATTATCAGCATCATTATCACTATCATCGTCTTCTTCACGCTGCTTATGCATTTCTTCTACAAGTTCTAAAATAGCAGACTTAAGTTTTTCCTCAGTGCTCTGTTTATTTTCTTGCATGTGTTTAAAATAAGCATAGGTCTGTTTAGCCATACGTTCATAGTTATTAAAGATTAAAAGAGTATATTCATACTCAAGATTATCTGTAATACTATTTAGTAATCTATGCAAGTTACCACTTACAGTACGAAGTTCTCTTGGAGCATCATCTGGGTCTTCAAACAGTTCTTCTGTTTGGATTGCATTACTAAGAGACGTAAAGAATATACGCTCTCTGCATTTAGTACGAATTTCATTTGATATACCTATGGACTGATGAAAGACATCATTCTCATGGTTAAATTTAGTATTAGCTAATATCATATAATTTTATTTTATAGTTAGACCAGTCTGATCTACTTTATGAATAGTTTCTCCATCAAAGACAACTACTTGTCCTCTTAATGAGTATTGCTTAATAACATCACTTTGGAAGTGATTAAATTTTGCTCCCTGTAGTCCAATAAAAAATGCTTTATCACAAAAGTTATTGCAGCGATCTTCTGCATCTGTTATAACTATAGCGTTGCGATCATTCTTTACTATACTAGATACAGCAGCATCAATACTAGTACCACCTCCACAATCTATCATAGAGATAGATACTAAATCGTTACGATACTTTTTAACTCTTGTATCAAACAAGTAGACATCATTTAGCATATCCATTTCTTTAAGCTTAGCTATCATTGATTTAGCAAAGTCTATACGGCTAATATGATTACCGTCAGCGTTACGAGAACCACAAGTGGTTGACATAGATCCAGATATATCTACGTAGACATCTATTTTACCAACTGCTTTAGTATCTTTAATCTGAATATCTTCAGCAAAGATTTTACGCAACTGAGGATGTAATAACTCATAGTCTTCTAGACCAGATACATCTTGAGCATTGAATAGATCTTCGTATGTTGTAATCTTACGAGAAGAAAAGTAACTAGTAGATTTATCCAAAAGTTTTTTCAACTTTTCTTTAAGAGCACCCATAGAAAGCTTGATATTAGCAAGTCTACCTGCTACTTGACGCATATATTCAGGACTTATTTTGCCAGCTTGATTACCTGAACCAGGTTTATTAGCTTGATCAAAGAGTTGTTCCTGAATATCCTGAGTCATGCTTTCATCCATCATTTTGCAAGTATCTTGAGCATCTTTCATAGCACGATCTAATGCATTCTTACTAGCTTGATTATTTAGCATTTTATCCAATGCATCATCAGCATCTTTACTGTCAAATTCAGACTCACCATTAAGACTTTTCTTTAAATTCTTATAAGCATTTGGGTCAATATATTCTAGCTGGGTCATTTGCATGAGATAGTACATCACCATATTACGAGTAAATATGGCAGACTTTAGACTTCCTCCTTCAGTCATAATTTTACCAACAGGATTATTTGCTTTCTCTAAAAACTTATAGCGAGTACTGTTTTTATCTGTACGTTCTACAAAATCAAGTTTTTCCATCTTGTTGTAATACATCTTAAAGATATCATACTTAAGATGTTCAGGAAACTTGTCAAAGTTTTGACGTACTTTAGTAAAGAATTTACTGAAATCAGGCTTTTTATCTTCAGGAATCTTACCAAATGCACTGGTCTTACTAAAGTATTCATACTCTTGCTTGATTTTACTTTGATCCATTAGACCAGCTTCTATAATAGTGTGAATTTTATCTTCATCTATGTAATGAACATAGGGTTTAATAAGATCGGCTTTCTTATAAAAGTTTAGTTTACCAAACAGACCACCTTCGTTTTTATAATGAGACTGGATCTCACCTTTCTTTACTTTTTCAAGAATCGTATATACGTTCTTGTATTGTTTAGTACTTGACATATTGTCAAAATTTAAAGTAAAGCTGGCTACTATACCAGCTTTACTTATTTAAAATTTATTTTATGCTTGTTCTGCCATCATAGCATCAAACTCCTCGGCAGACTGGTAGTTTTTACGAGCAGGGTGAATGGCTAAGATGTACTGCATAGAAAGCTCTATTTCTTCTACCTGTGTTTCATCCATGATATTACGGGAAACATAAGTATTGATCAGACTTTCTACGTCAGCTATTGCAAGCTCTAGTTGTTCGTTTGTAGTATAGCTTTGTAGCATCTCTACTTTGCTCATAACAGCCTTAACTTCTGGACTCATCAGTTTGTTCTGTAGTTCAGAACCTGCTGATTGTCCAATCATAATCTGGGCTGTCTTTACTAATGCTTTATCTACTGAGATATCCCAGATATAGCTAACTGCTTTAGTAAGTTTTGGTACAAAAGTCAAAGTACGATCTGAGCTATGTTGGTAGCCAACTTCTAGATACTTTTCCAGTTTGTTTACTGGAATTTCTACCTGATCAATTTCTGCAGTATTAGGAACACCAATACTGAACTTCTCACGGTAGTTACGAGCACCTTTGTTATAGTACTTAACTAGCTCACCTGCAGATACGCGGTTTACTGTCATCTTTAACATAAAACGATCCCAGAATGGAGAGTTTTGCTCATCTTTAGGAATCTCATTACAAGTTGCAATAAACAGTTTCCACTTACATGGAATCTTATTTTTACCATTAAATAAGAACTTCTCATTCATAACACCCAACATGGCGTTACGTATAGCTGAGCTAGCTTTGTCTACCTCATTGATGATAACAATCTCTGCATCAGCAATGGGAGCGTTAAGTTCATACTTGTTCTCAGTAAAAAGTTTACTCAGGTCAGGCATACCTTTAATTTCTGAGGCCTTAGTACCTTCATCTGTTTCCAGGATGTAAATCTTATTAGCAAAGTCTTGGTTGGTCATTTTACCATCTTTGTTTAACCATGCCTTTGCGTATTCTATCACGGTTTTGGTCTTTGCAACGCCAGGCTCACCGATTAATAGACAAGGCAGGCCGGTAGATTCTGCAAGGGCCATCATTTTAAATACTTCTTCTTTGTTAATCAAAGAAGTTTCAATAGTACGTACCTCTTGGGTAGTTTTTTTTGTGATTGTCTTTACTTTAGACATGTTTGCTGTGTTTGGATTTTTAGGACTTGGATTAAATTTGGTTGTTGTCTGAGAAGTATTTACTTGATGAGCTTTCACCCAGCGTTGTACACCTGCAGTAGTTGCTCTTACTTCCCAAAGGTTACCATCATTGCCGATCATTTGATAACCGACAGCATACAGTGTTGCACTCTGTGTAGGACTTGGCCTTACAGAAGTGTTAGTTCTCATTATACTCATAGGATTAGAGGTTGACGAAGGCTGTAAGGTCGTCTGAGGTTTCAGTAACTTCCATTGATGGGTTGATGTCTGCCACTCGTACCACTCTTTGTTCCACAATGTTATTGCTGGTAGGTCTGGGTTCTCCGGTTTTAGTAGTGGTCTCATACTTTGTATCGTCTATGATATTAAATACAGTAATATTAGTCTCAGCGTCTTTTAGAGCTGGATGTTTACGGATCATAGCAATCTGCTGATCTTTTGCATTGTACTTGTCTTGGATGTTACCGTAACCGATGTCATCACGTTTTAACCAGGTAAGACCGTTGTTAAGGTCTTCTAAGATCTGTGATACATACAGATCCACTTTGTTTACTGCCATAGTAGTAGTTATTAGATTTTGTTTAACTAATAGATTTCAAAACCTCCACAAGTTTTCAGGAAGGCTATCCAGTTTCTGATATGTCTTAGTGAGCTTCCGTGGCTAGGATATGCCACAGTGCCATCTTTTAGTACTACTCCTTGAAAGAGTACTGTACCTAAAGGATATTGTTCATCTAGCTTTTCGTTTGTTTCTTGGGGTAAGAATCTACCCTCATCTGTTGCCCAAGTTCCCATACAGAGATAATAACGATCATCATCTTCTTTAAGATGCTCTGTTAAGTGGGTATTAATGTGATCTTCTAAGGCATTACCTAGTTCTTCACACTTTTTAGGGCTTCTTAATCCGTGTCCTGAGTTTTCCCCCCATCCTGAGGTATTAATTCTCAGTTTGTATTTTCTAGACACTATATCACATAGTTCGTGTATAGGTCTCCAGGCCCACCAGTTAGATCTAAAATAATCTCCTGGGTTTTCTTCTTGCCATTTGTCTACAGCTTCCCAGTATTGCTTTCTTTGCTCTTCTGTGGCGTTATCGTGATCTATACTTTCAGGTCTTGGGCTGAGAATTATTGGATTCAGCCCTGATATGTCAACTCCCATGTTATTTTTTAATTTTTTTTTGTGTATCAAATAGTTTTCCTACCTTTCTTATCATATTGGCTCTTGGTCCTGTTTCTTCACCTACTGATTCTTTAGAGTTAATAAGTTCTCTTGCTATGCTTACTATAAATACCAAAAACAGTATAGATATAACACTAGATAGAACTATTATATCAGTGTTTTCCATTTTACTTTTTTTTACTATTAATATAATTTAGTAAACTTAACATCGTAGGTGGCCAAAGACCAATAAATATAGCCTTAATTGGTTCATTCTTATATAGATATATATACTCACTTATGAATATACATATAACACTTAATAGAAGAATAAATACTTCACTTGTCATAAATCTTTTCATATTACCATTGGATTTTGTACTGAGCTCCGTTGTTCTTAGCAATGATCTCATTGGCTTTGTTAAAAATGTCGTTACAGTCCCATACTGTCTTAGTATAGGCAGCAGATGCCGGATGGCTAGCTTTTAGTATGTAATGGTTCTGACCGATCACAGATTCAAGCTCTTGAGCTTTTGCACCAAGTAGCATAAATATTAGTCCTGAATTAGTCAGGCTAAGCATGTCCAGAACATACATAATAAAATCCTTCCAGATATCATAGTGCGTTCCCACTTTGTCTAGCTGGGTGGTCAATGCTGAGTTTAACATCAGCACGCCTTGGTTTGCCCAGCGGGTTAGATCGGGATCTTGATAAGTAGGGTATCCTTGAAATACAGTTTCCTCTATAGCCTCAAACATGTTCTTAAGGCTAGGCTGTGGCTTCTGTGTAAGGCCACAAGAAAATGCTATACCGTCCGCTACACCAAAGTGCGGGTAAGGGTCCTGTCCAATCATTATAATCTTTAGATCTTTCTCTGGACATTCCTCAAATGCTCTAAAGACATGCTTTAGAGGAGGAGTAAATCTTTTATTAGCGTCACGCTCGGCTAGTAATTTGTCCAGTATTTTATCAAAATCACTGGACAAAATAAAGCCACGAAGCTTAGTAGCCCACCCAGATGGGGTGAGTTTTTCTATTAGTTTGCATTTAATTTCTGCAAGGTCTACAGTTTTTGTCATAAAAGTTATCTAAATTTGTTACAAATAATATCCTATGGCTACTTATACAGCTATTAAAAGAGATTCTACGTTTCCTATAATTGTTGGAGGAAACACTCTTATTAACTTTCAGAAGCTTCTTCTTTTTCTTTTGTCAGATAAAACTGAGGAAGAAATAAAAACAGCTTTTGAAAAAATTACTAAGAAAGAGTACGAAGAAGATTGGTATGAGCATGTTGCTTTTGTCTCTCTTATGATAAATGTTTTAGAAAAGACTGCTCATGAAAAAGGTCTTACCGTTATAGAAAATTTGGAAGAACCTCTTTCTCAAGAATCTACCATACAGTAAATCCTACTTCTTCTCCTATTTCTATACAAGCTTGAATAGCTAAGCTTAGTTCATCTTTAGAACATTCTGCAAAGCTTTTTGGTAAGAAATATTCTTTACCAGATACTTCTCTTGCTATACATAGTCCTGCTCTATCTTTTATAAGAATCTTCATATTTTCTGCGGTTTCACCTATATGTACAGCAAGTTGTTTTATTAGTACATGCAGTTTAGCTAACTGAGGTAGAGTACCATCATCATGTTGCTCTTCATAAAAGACTTCTACTATCTGTCCATCAGGAATGTGAGAGACAAATAATTCAAATTGTTTAGCTGAGCCTAAACTAGAAAACTCTAGGCGACCATTTTTTTTAATATATTTACCTGTGAAATGTAGGTTCATCATAGGTGGATAGATTTACATCATGGTATTTAATTTTAGTTTGGTCAAGATCTTTTAAAGCTTCACCAACCCAACGTTCATCCACAGTATCTTTGTAACATAGTATATGTATAATAGCGGTGTCATCAGGATTTAATCTTAAAAGGCGTCCTATTCTCTGAGATGATTTACGCTCGTTGCCATATGCATGCATAATAATACCTGCTCTTAAATTAGGAATGTTTACACCTTCGTTTAGTTGAAGAACACAAGAGAGCTCTTCAATTTTATCTTGCTTAAACATTTCAAGGTTAGCTTCTGCATCTGAATTTTCAGAATGTACAGAGTACTTACATACTCTATCCGCTTGAGCTTGGGTATTACAGAAAACTATACATTTATCTTCTATCTCACTGAGTAGAAATTTAGTATACTTCTCTTTAGTTTTGAAGTCCATCATTGCACGCATTCTCATAACAGAAGCTATCTGCTCTTGTTTCTTTGTTTGTGCTTCTATGATTCTTTTAGTCCAGTATGCATAGCTTTTCTTTTCAGACGTATAAAAGTTCATATTTTTAAGACTAACAGGTATAACATCTTCGCTACCAAGTGACATCTTATGAACTATGATTTTATAGTCATTTAAAATATCATCATCTATAGCATCATCTGTTATATACTTGTAAAGTATAGGACAGTATTTAGTTACCATTTTACCTTTCTCAGAATGACTATATCTTGGAGGAGTACCGGTAAGTCCCAGTATTCTACCTTGATAGTTAGCTAGAAAAGTCTCATGTGAATCTAAAAGACTGTGACATTCGTCCAACACAATTATATCAAAGCTGTGAGGGTTGTATTTGTTTAAAGACAGATAAGTAGTATATGTTATTTGATCCATTACCTCTTGAGGTATGTCAAATTTAACTGCGTCATCTTTCCAGCTATCAAATATACTTAGTTTAGGTGCTACTACTAGCACGTTTAACTTATTCATATTTAACTCCTGCCAATGACTAAGATACTTGAGCCCAATGAGAGTTTTACCAACACCCATTGAGATCCCTAGGCCGCAGCGTTTATACTTTACGGCTATATCCAGGGCTTGTTGCTGGATTTCTTCTCTCTTACTCATTAGGTAGAAAGTTTTTTAATAATTTCTAATCCATGTTCTGCACTGTTAACTGGTATCATTCTGTTGTTACCCAGTACATACCATCCATCATATCTCTTTTCTAGACGAAGTGGGCCTGTTAAATCAAACTCTTCTCCGTCACTAAATTTTAGTGTACTACTCATTTGTTTCATTTTTTAAACGTGATTGTGATAGTCCAAGTTCTTTGGCTTCATTTGGGTTTTCTTCTATCCATCTGTGACATTTTCTGCATACAGCTAACCATGTAGAAATCTTTAAATGATTCTCACCACGGCCAGCTTTATGATGAATGTCTGTTGCTTTTCCGGTACATCCTACTAGTTTAGCCTGACACATAGAATGAACTACAAGAAATGCTAATCTGAGCTTAGAATAATCATCCATAGTATCACCCATCTTTTTAGAAACAGGTGAGATTTTCTTGGGTGGTTCTAAACTATACCAGCATTCTTTACAGTACTTTTCTTTACCGTGAGATTTCCAGATTGGTTTCAGGTTGTTGCATCCGTTGCACTTCTTTAGTTTTGCTTGCATCAGTTACGAATTTTGTTCTGATTATAATAGCGTCTTTTACAGACTTTCCTAATATGCTAACAGGTTGACGGATGATCTCTAATTCTACTGGGCCATTGCTAAGTAGTTTGTTTAGTAATAGACTATCTAGTTCATTTGTCGGTAGTAGTACTAGCTTTACACTATTATCAGAAATAAAAATGCTTTCCATAGAGTTTGTGGGTGGTTTATGCAAGTTGAAAGAAGTTCTTGGGTAGAAATCCTACTTCAACAAGTTTGGATGCTACAGCTTCCTGAGTTAGACCAAGCTGTTTAAAGCTATGTCTGTCAGTATAAGCTCTGTTATATCCTTTAGTGGAACACATTGCTTTAGCTATAGAAGACTTGGGGAATAGAGCAGAAAAAAAGATATTTACTGCATTGTCTTGGATCTCCTGCTTCCAGCGGTTCAGAAAGAACTGAGCTCGTCTGTGCAGGGAATTAATTCTGAGTACATCTTTTTGGGATAAAGCCATTAGTTCTATAGGTTCGTAAGCTTTTATACCATAGAGTACTTCTGAATAAAGTTTTTTCTGAGTCCTGTTAAAAATAGGTTTTTCAAGCTGTTGATACTTTACCTTTCCAAAATGCTGAATATCAGCTACTACTTTGGATTTATAGGCTACATATCTGGGCTTTGTGTTGTCCCCATAAGATATTAGTATACCTTTGGAGTTTGCAGTTATGATTTTATTAGGGTTGTAGGTCATACTTCTACAATTATAGAGGTGAAGATATACAATATTATTGAGTTCTACGAATAAAAGCCTAGGATTTCTCCTAGGCTTTTTTGTAGTTAGTTACACAAACTTTTATAACTCAGCAGATTCCCCTGTCTGAGCTCTCTTTATTTTGAGGCTTGAAACAGCTCGCTGAGCAGCTTGTACTTCACGGATTTCTTCACCATTTGTGTGCATAATGAGCTCATCCTGTAAGTTATTATTAGTTGTGTAGAAAGATTGACGATAGATAGGTTGATCTTCTATACGACAAACTACACCTGTTTCACCTGCAATCTTAAGATCTCTATCTGGATTTTCAGGATTAAAAGGACTCAAAGATTCTACTACAATAATTTTACCATCAAGTTCTTGACCTTCAGTAAAACTTGTTTCCATTAAATCTTTTACAAGACCTTTAATAAGTGCTGAACGTTTGCTAACACGCAACCATCCTTGGTCATTAATAAATGAACCTGTTTGCTCAACCCGTACGTAACCGTAATCGGGGTTGTTTTCGGATACACCGATAACATTGCCGTTCTTGTCGGCAGTAACTACAACTTTACCCATTTGTTTAGGTATTTAGTGATTAAAAAATAAAACCCCCAAGACTTTATCAGTCTTGAGGGCTTGATTACTACTTATATGGAGACTACTCGTCTTCCGGCTTATAGTCTATATCCGTGTAGGTTATCTTGTCTTCATTAGATATATTAGTTAAGTCAGGTAGTATATCTGGAGGTTCTTCTGAATAAACAGTGGTATCTCTTTTATTAAGAACGGAACCAAACCAAGGATCTTCCAAGGCGTCTCCGTAATTATAAGCAATAAGGTACTCAAGTTCTTCATCGGACATTTCAACATACTGCTCTGTACTTATCTCAATCACCTTTCCATTAGGCAACTGGTAGAGCATAGAGTTAGATTTGTTATAAAGCTAACCTCTATATTATTGATTACCAAGTTCTACAAGAATAAGTGCGGATAATAGAGCTATAAATTTGACGTGCGGTTTCTGCGAAGTAAATCATTAAACCTCTTTTTCCAGTAGGCATTTGTTTTATTTATAACCTCCTGTCTCTGTGATAGCTTTTCATAAAGCTCTTTATTTTCTTTCTCAAGCTTTTTTATACGAGTACAAGGAAAGATCTTACTTAACAGTTTTGACATACGTATTAATATTTTACATCTACAAACTCTGGAGATACATAAATGCTCTTTGCATTTTTAAAGTATAAAGCTGTACCATTAACAAACAATGTAAAAGTATTATCTTTTGTATTAGTTAAGATTTTACTGTTTGTTGTGTTGTACGTTACTGCGTTTACAGTTCTTGTACGTTTAATGTTTCTAGACTTTCTCTTCGTTGTTTTATACAACGGATTTAACGCACCAGCTTTAACAAGCTTTTTACGGAAATAACATGCATGTTGATAGCTTACACTGTTTTTTGTAGCTACGTCAGCAAGGCTTTCTCCATTGACAAGATCTTGATTGATCTTTTGGATTTTCTGTTTGTCCAATCTACTTTTGAACATGTTTTAGGATATTTAAGATTAAAAAAAAAGCACAAGTTTCCTTGTGCTTATGCGGTTAATAATTACATTTTATTTATCAGCTATGATTTTTTGGTATAAATTAGTAAACCTACCACCCACACTTTCAGCTCCAGAAATATTTTCTTCTATGAGCTCAACGTTATCTGTCAGATTACCGTCTTCATTAACTTGTTTACCGTGACGTTTAATTTCAAAGACTAAAAGTTCTTTTTTATATTCAAATTCTATATTAATAATAAGAACTTCTTTTTGAATTGGTTTTGATTTCCAGTCTTTAGGCACAGCTTCTTTTTTATCAAAAACTCTAACCCATGCTTCAGAGGTCCAAGCTACACCTTTAGGTATAAACTTTTTCTTAAGTTCAATAGCAAGACTAGGTACAACTTCTTCCATAAAATGTTCTTTTGCTTCTTCTGAAGCCATAAACTTACTTTCTATGGGTACATGTATAATTGCATTTTCTTCAGGGTTATCCTTTTGATTAGCAAAAATTGTAAGGTGAGGAAAAATATTACCTTCCTCGGCTATGTATCTTTTGATATTATTAACATAATTATCTTTGATTTCAAGATATTTATCTTGTGTCATAGTTTATAAATTTAGTCTCATTAACTGAGATTTAAAGGTATATTCTTATTGTTCTGTTTCAAATTGATGATAAAACATTTCTCTAACCTTTGCTCCTAACTCTTGATCATTAGGTGTAGATTTAACTGTATGAAATGATACTAAAAAATGTTTTAAGTGATCATTTGGTGGATCAATAGGTTCTATTAACTTATTGCAAACTTGAGGTTGATAGCAACCTTGTCCTGCTCCCTCTACATATCCATATCTTAGATCAATATGTGTTGATCTTGTGTAAGGTGTTTTTTTACCACATATTACACATTCATCATAATTATCATCGTTAACTGATCCTACAGCTATAACACAGCCTTTATCATCAATTTTTAGAGGTACGTGTTGTTGTCCCATATTATAATGAATTTAAAAGTTCTTTAACTCTTTCTTCTAATACACTTACTGTAGTTCTAAGATGACCTGTATCTGTAGATTCAAATCTTGATCTTAATACTTGTATCTCAGCAAGTAGAAATTCAATGTGTCTTTTTTTGTCTATAATTTCCATATTAAAGTTTGTTTTTAATCTTGTTCTTATACTCTGAGTATAAAATTGTGTATAATTTTGTTTATTACCAAGGTCTACCAGCTCTTTCCATTAACTTCAACCTATATTTCTCAAGCCACGCTAAGAATTTAATAAGCTTTTTCATTTTGTTTAGCTTTTAAAAGTGCATTCAAATGCATATAATGTGTCATAAAAAGCCCCCAGCGTAGAAACACCGGGGTTAACGATTGCTTGCTTGCCTCTAAAAGGCAGTGGAGGTGGCGGGAGTTGAACCCGCGTCCAATAATGAAGTTAATACGTACTGCTCGTTACATGCTTAGTACTGATATGTCACAAATCTTTGAAGAATTGTGACAGTCTGCACCGTAAGGGATAACTGTCTATTTACAACTTCAGTTTTAGTTGGAAAGATGGATCAAGATGTCTTGAAGTCTTTCAGTTTTGAATATCAGCACGCCATTAGTATCCGGTAGTTTATAGGCTACCATCATAGGACTCTGTCTATTCAGCTACTATTTTCTGTTGCCAAGGATAGATCCTCCGTAGGGTTAGGCAGCTACTGCTACTTCACCGAAGATAGAAGCCAAGATAGCTTCACCTTCTGCTACACGCTCAGACTTAGTCGTTGCGTTTGTTTTCTGATTCCGAGATTAAAGTGGTTGGAGAACCGTCCCACTGCATGTGTACATACCACTCACACTACTGTCAAAACCAGGCACCCCCAGTTAGCATACTTGTGATGCATGCCAGATCCCATCTGTTGTAACGCCACAAATACGGTAAGCCGGCATCTATTTAAAGCCTGTTAGCTAGGCTGTTCTCATAAAGAAGTTTAAAAGGTCTATCCCAGGGATAGCTTTCATGATTCCGTTGGACGGTCTACTTAACTATATACGCTGTTCCTGACCCGGTTCGTTGGATTTTTGATTCTTAATCGTATTACCAAGGAGTATGTAGTAGCGGTTTTATCTATGGTATACTCATAACTTCACAGTACTAAGAGATATAGTTGTTCGCGGGTCACCTAGAGACTTACTTACTAGCTCCTAAGATCAGACCTTTTTGTTACTGACTATCCTAATAGGCCAATGCTGGCCAAAGGCCACTGACTTATATGAGCGTTATTAGAATCAGTCAATCATTTTAGAACAGTAGTTACTTTACTTTGACCACGTCCACGTATTGTACGTCTGATGATCTGTTTAGTTTCCAGTTCTTTCAAAGAGCGTTTGACAGTAATGGGTGTAATGTTTAGTTCAGAAGCTATTTTCATTACACTTACTGTTAGTTCGTTTGTCTTGCTGTCTGCAAATGTGCAGAGGTAAGCATAGACGGCTTTATCACGTATCTTAAGGTTAGGATCTCTCATTACAATGCTGGTACACTGCCCAAATCCACCCCTTAACCTGTAGTTCTGATTAAGCATGTTGTGGAACAATATTAAAGAATTTTTGGGATTTATACAAAAAATGTACCAGGAAAGTCTCCCTAAGGAGACCCCCGGTACTTACCAACCCTAATCCTCATAATTATAATAAAAAAAACCGGCTTAACGTACCGGATATGTTGGAGTTTCCTACATCGTAATAGCTAAGCTATCAGGTTCGGTATTTTACAAGTACTCGTTTAATATACTCTGACTAATATGGACACAGTCCAATGCAGAATTAAACTTTCATTACCCCCATTTACGACAGGTGTTGCTTAGTATTTAAACTAACTGATATAAACATCAGCAGCTTTTTCCTCCTGTAACAGCTCATGGTTGATCAGTACCTGATACCAGGGTTCGGGCAAGTGCGTGCCCACACTAGCTTCTGCTAGTCTCACCGAGTTTAACTATTTAAGATATGCAAGTTATTGTTATGATCTACAACAAGTCTTGCCATTGCTTTCTTGTGAATCTGAAGAAGAAAATCTTTGCCAAAGTACAAAGTTCTGTAATCAGTTAGAGGTGCACTATTACTTTTTGATACTTTTGTATTAATACTTGTATCAGTAATTTTACTATACTTCATTCCTTTAGTAGTATGAGTTGTACCGTTTTTTCTACGAGTAGCCCAGGCTTTCAGCCCTCTCTCAGCATGTAAAGAACGAGGAAGTAATCCTCGTACTCTTAGTTTTCTAGTTGTTGTGTGCAACTCTCTATTATTTTTCATGCCATACTTTTGAACAATTTCTTCATCAGAAAAGTTCTTAGATTTAATATCAGTAATAAGATCCTTTGCATTTTGGCTTAGGTTGCCATTTGTTGTAAGTAGTTTCATAAAAGTTTTTTAAGAATTGGTAAATAAATAAAGAGACATAGGAACAGTACTACCTTCGTTTTGATATTTTATTATCTTTTGTAACGAGAAGTACGGGTGGATCAGACGACCCATTTTGATAAGCATTTTTGGGAATACTTTGAATCTAAAGTGATTAATATCTGTACAGTTGTACAGTTGGGTAAATATTTTACCTCTTTGTTCACGGTGTGATGTCAAAGTAAAAGCAAATATGCATTTCTTTTTGAGTGAGTTCTGTACAGCTGATATAAGATTATACAGGTTGCTTGTAGACAGGTTGCCGCAAAGGTCTAACCATATAACGTCATACGTATTAGGGTTTGCCTGTAACTTATCAAAGATGTCACCGAACTCATAGTTTACTTTACAAGGAAGGTTATCTTTTACTTGACGGTATAACACACGGTCTATCTCCATACAATCAATGATTGCATTAGGATAGCGTTTGAGTACCATCTGTTCAAAGATAAAGTTGTCGGCTGGTAAAGTAAGCAGCCTTGGTTTTCTTTTTTTTAGAGAAGGAATCTGACTTAGTATATACTCCCGAGTTTTATGCTTTTCTTTAGAAGTATGATTTACAAACTTTCCCATAAAATAAAATTGGATTAGTAAAAAATTACGGTTTTAGATTACCGTAAACTGCTAGTTCTATGAAGTAGAACCAGTCCAACACCTAGCTTAAAAATTCACGGCTTTACGGCCGTGTAGCATTGAAACCTTAAATTCATTCATCCAGTCTTGTTGAGACGGTTGATTTTTAGGGTAAGTGGATTTTCCAATTCTTAAGACTAAGATTGGCTTTTGTTTTTTACAAGAGGCAGGTTTAATCAAACCGAGCCAAAGAAGTATACTTTTCATAAGAGTATAAATTAAGACTGTATGAGTTCCATAATTTCAATTGCCTTCTCATAGCTTTCAGCCCAGACTTCAGTCTCTTTTATAATCCACATTTTTCTTCCAGTCGTTATATCAATCTGAGCAGGAGGAGGATTTAATTGATATCCAGTTCCCCACTCACTTTCTGGTCTAAGAATGCATACCGGTATCCATACAAAACCTGATTGAACACCTCGGTTTGTTGGATATACTATGTTATTCTCAGTTAAAAAGTTGAGCATACCTTCATTTTCAGAGTAGTCTTTTATTAGAATTTCATTTTCATCTAATAGTACATCTGGAAGATTTACGCTTGCTATAGCGTAAGGAAAGCCATAATCTTCAGAGTTCTCATCTGCATATAGCAATTCAAGAGAAGTTCTTCCGTTATTATACTTTCTTTTGCGTATTGACACTGGGCAGGTATCACTGCCTTCAAGTGTCACAAAAAATTTCTGCATGTGTAATGTTTTTTACAGTTTTAAGATTATCATTTACATCATTTAACCATTTTTTTACTTCTTGTCTAATATCAGATTCAGGTTGTTGATTATACTTACCCATTAATTGATTAAACTGTAGACCTGTACTTTTATCATAAAATAAACCAAGAGTAAGACCATACATAGAGCCATCATTAACATGAAAAACTACAAAGTTGTTATACTTTATAGCATTCCAATAGTTTGTATAAACACAGTGTTTCATAACTTTACCTTCTCTGAATACATCATATTGATTATCAAGAAGTTTATACCTGTTGTCATTATACTTTTTAAACTTTTCCAACCAGTCAAGAGGTTCTTTGGACATACTATCAGATTCTAACTCCATTAGTTCTTCTGTCCATTTTTTATGCTCTTCTTCCATACGTTTTACAGACCATTTAAAATCAATTTTACGATCAAGCATAATAGCTTGCTGTATTAAATCATTGGTTGTACCATGTTCAGGAGTATTTTGAATAAAATCTAAATAGTGATCTAAGTTTTTTGCAACAGATATAGCTTGTAGAAACTGAGTTTTATTTAGATTATTTTCTACAGCGTGTTTAAGAAGATTAGCAGAAGCATTTTTAACTCTGTATAATTTAAGAATAGTAGTAAATAAATCATGTGGGTTAGTAATCTTTCCTGCAATAATTTTACCCATAACAGAGTTAGTAATAAACTGTAGATACTTTTCATTAACCCATTCTTTACCTAACTTACAAAGAACATCATGCAAATATGGCACACTAGAAAGCTTACTACCAAACCAAACATTCATTTTACCTTTTGGATCTACAGTAAAACCATGATGGCTATTTTTCTTCATAAAGTATTCTTTACCCCGACTTATTTTGTACACTGTATGTGAATAGTGTACTGTTCCGTCTTCACGAATTAGTATGTTTCCACATGGAAAGTAGTTACCTTGAAACTGTCGGTGATAAAGTATATTTTTTGCTACGGACTGTGGCATAGCTAAGAAGTCTTTTACTTCTTGATTTATTTCTTGTATAGCAATCGTTTTTTTCATATAGATTTATTATTATTTAATAAAAAACCCGGTAGCCGAAGCCACCGGGTAATAACCATTAAACTAACACTATATTACTGAGGTACTCTTGTAATCAGCTTGCTTCTTCCTTTACATCCGTAGCCTTGTGTGCTACAGCTACATAAACCAGCAAGAAGTCCTAGAAATACAATAGTGATAAGAAGATATTTTGCAGCAGTTTCATTTTGCTGACGTTGATTTTCAGTCATAATTTTTAATTATAAACGTTTATTAATAAGTTTAGATTTACATATATCGCAGAAGTAAGTACTTTCTTGATCTATTTGTTTGATTGTACCTTTTGCAGAACTCATTAAACATTTAGAGTTATTAGTACAATGATCAAGACCAAAATTATGACCTACCTCATGTATTGAAATTTTATTAATACGCTCAAGAACTAGATTTTTAGAAATATGTTTTAATCTATAAACAGATACAACGCATATGTTACTGTTGCGTTTTGCAAGCCCAAATATTCCCCACTCGGGTTGACTGGGTGTTTTAGTATAACAAATATCTTTTTCAGTAACAAGAACCGTATGATTAGATGTTTGATACTTATCAAGCATTTTTTGAGCATCATATCTATTAGTTCTTATTTTAGCGTGTATGTCTTTAGTTCCACTTATAGGCGTATTAATTATACATTTAATATTATAAAAAGATTCTAATGAAGACTTGATAGTATTTATGTAAGTCTTATTTACATTATCTATAGGTTGTATATATATAACTGACTTAGAATTTACATAAAAAAGCTGAATGATAACGAAAAACAGTAAAGTTTTCATTTAGTACTATTTAATTATTAAATATCACTGGAGGCATGTTTGACATAGAGATATAGTTTTAAATTAATAATATGTCATTAAGACATACCCCCAGTGAGAATTTTAAGTAAGTAAAGTAGTTAGCCCCTAGATAATTTTTCTTCTAGATCTATACATACAACTAAAGATGGAATCCAACCAAGAGCTAACATAAAACAGCATATGGCATTACTAGTGGCTGCTTCTCGGAAAGTTCCTGACTCCATACATAAAAATGCAAGTGTAGATAAGCATAACCAGGTAATTAATAATGTACCTAGAAAGCCAAGCATAATAATTGTTCCTTTCATAAAACGTTCCTTTTGCATGAAGAATTTGATTTGTAAGGAAATGCTCTTCGGTAGTTACTATTAATAGTTTTTTTGAAATCATACCAGAGTTGTTTTAACTCAGAAGAATCAAAGGTCCAAATGAAAACTAAAATGAACCATAAACTAAATGGAATTAGAGCTACAGATAGTAGCAAGATTTTTAGAAGATACTTCATAAGTTTTTAAATTTTGTTAAGAATGTGGTTTAAGAGGATGGATCTATATACTGACAACGGTATATAAGCGTGGGTTTTACCTAGGATGACAGCTTGTTTAGGTATTAAAAAATCTAGTTTATCTGTTTTAATCCTATACACTTGGGGTGTAGAAGAACTTTCAAGAACAGAGCTAAACTTAAATCTTATACGAGCGGTGTCTGGGTAAGAAAAGAATAACTTAGTCATATAGATATAAAGGTTTTTGATGACTTGGAAAGTTAGAATGGTGCATTAAAGTTTCTGAAAGGCTGAGTGTTGACCTACAGATGCTACCGTTTTCATAGGGTTACCCCTACTTATACACACAACAGATTACTCCATTGTAGATAGCAGTACCAGTGTTTTACCTCACTCCTGAGGGATCTTTCTCCAGATTACATAGACTTTGATTTCTACCAAGTGGACTGGATGGTCCTAAGCTACATCCCTGCAGCTACTTAGATATACTCTCTCTATCTCACAGCTTTCCTTGCGGTACTGGCTGTGCTGTCATATTACAGACAGATAAGGTACTTTGACCCAGAGAACTGAATGACTTTTGCTTATTTAATTTTTAATTAAATAACAATAGCATAATCCAAGACGTGCAATCAGAATACAGCTCACTCCCTTTTGAGAAGTGCGTACTGTAACGCCTCAGTGTAGGTTACCAGCCTACGGTATAATCAAGACCCTGTTACCAGGCCTCGGTTATACTAAATAACGCAGTAAGTCTTTTGGTAAAGACCTTCCACATATATCCTACAGGTTTTGTCCTATTGTGGTTTCCCACTCAACAGTGTATGCTGACACTGTAGCCACTCAGGGGTTTCCCCACTGCAGCTGTTACCCGTTTGCTTACTCGGCCGGTATTACTACCGTAGACATACGCTTGTTAACGCACATCTTTTATACCTGTCACCAGGTTTATCCTAAGGACCATAAGCGGCCCTGCCAATTAGTAGCTGATCAAGTCAGCTTAACGTACGACACCGTGAGTATTTAAACTCTGAAGGTTTGGCTTGTGTACTTAAAAGAACCTAGTATATAGGTTCATGTGAGATCTAATATCTCTTTCTTGGTTAGACAAACAAGGCTTAAACAATTTTGTATAACAAATACAGCTTTGCCTTTAACGCCCTTGATATTAAGTTCATACCCAATACGGCCTATATAAAGTAGTCTACCTAAGTGTTTGTCTGTGTAAATAGCTTCTAGTTTAAGCATATATTGAGAGGTTGGTTTATAATATGAAGTATCACCAGAGATACCTATAACATAGAGTACTATATAGTACTGGTATGTTTAGGTATCTGTAGAGATACTACTCGGTATCATCATCTTCTTCTATTTCAGAATAGAGTTGAGACCAAGCGTCTAATAAGTCAGCCATCTCAGACTTGAGTTCTTGCCACCGTGTATAGTCTTTACCGGGTGGCATCTCATTCCAAGAGCCGTTGAAGCGGTATAGCTTCGTAATAACTTGAATTACTTCAGCACATTCTTCTGCTAAGGTGAGTGCTGGATCACCTTGATTTTTGTACAGTGCCATATTATTAGATTGATAGGTGGGTAATTCTGTCCAATGTTCATCACTTTGCATATAATCTATATGTGCTTGTATATCACACTCATGTTTCATTTCTTCACAACACTGTTGACATATATGATATTCATCACAAGTGCAAGTAAGTTCTGGTGATATGCTATGTAACATATGCATATCAGAGGCTTCTTCAAAAGTCATAGGATTGGTATTTAGTTGGTTAACAATAGATTATAGGAAAAGTTTCCCTCTGCACTCAGTTGTAGTTTATTATTTATCAGAGAGATGTCAACATATCATAGTTTCTATGAACTATGAAGATGCCAGCATTACCTGTCTCTTCTACAACCGCTAACTCTTGGGAAGTGAGAGTGGTGCATTAAAACAAAAGAGCCTTGTTACAGGCTCTATTTATTCTTAAGAAATCTAAAATACATACCCTCACCATTAGAGTCAAGATAAATCTCAATAATATCTTTAAGACTATCAGAGGAATATGTTTTCTTCATACCAGTGTTAGAATTGTAGACAGTAACTTGGTATTTATGCTGCCAATGAAATGTATATGTGCTCATGATGGCTTGTTTTGCCTGTATACAGACTTTTTGGTTGGTGAATAAAAAAGTGAACCAGGCGGTCCGAAGACCAACCCAGTTCACCATAATAGTGTTGAATATGTGTGCTATCTTACAATAAACTCTGTTACTCTAAACCCTGGTATGTCAAAAAAATAGTCTTCAAACTCTGACTGTGCTTTCTCAAGGGTAGAAAAGATTGCAATAACCTGTGGATGGTTTTCTCCAGGTATGTCTTTAACAATAGCAACTACATAATTCATACGATAGTGATTCATATAACAAGTTTTTGGTGACAAAAAAAAGGTGAACCAGCCCACAGAGGAGCTAGTTCACCATAATGAGTTTCATTAAAGAGGCTTATAGAAAGCAGCGGTAAATAGATCTAATCTACTTACAATATCTTTCTGTTTGGTAATGTCTTTTTCATTCAATAGTGGATACATAAAATTGTCCCACATAATGTTAAAAAGACCTTCACCGTAAAGCTTTTTAAACTCTTCTATTTTAGAAACGTCTTTTACTTGAGCAACAAATAAATCTCTTATTTCTTGCCCTTTGCCGTGTAATTTCATAAAACAAGTTTTTGGTGACCTCTATGTATACACAGTATGTCTGACGTGATGATGCAGACTGTACCCTCTCTCATGATATATACTGTATACATAGAACGCACTAGCCCTAACACCTGCTAGTAAAGAAAAAAGAGTGGTTTCACTTCGCATTATATCCACTCTTATACCCCGCTTCTAGGGTAGATACGTGTTAGTATCATCAGAAGGCTGTTTTATATTACGCTGGATGACCTACAAGCCCAGCAACCCTTTCCAGGGAATTAAGTTTGGATTACATAGAACAGTGTATTATTATCAGGACACTGATAGAACTGAATGGTTTCTAAGGAGTACCAATAACCTAGTTATAGCTATCTTATCCGCGTCAAAAAGTTGCTAGATAAGCTGTGGTAAAAGAATCTAAAAAAGTGTGACTGTTTGACTACCACAGACAAACAGTCACACAAATACTTGTGAATCAGCGTTTTATTCCTAGGGATTCCGGATAACGCTGTAACCGGTTAAGAATCTACGCACTGCGTAGTTCTTCTGCTAAACTTATCAGAGCAGTAATGCCACTGACAAGTACAACAGTTCCACTGGCGGTGAATACCAGCATAGTTTTTTTCGGTATATAATCAATCCCTATCAGGCTGTAAATGCTAAGACCTGAGTAAATGGGATTAGAAAGGATACGCAAAAAAAAGGGGACACTTGTCCCCTTTGGGTGGATACAGGATAAGTTTACTTATCCCAGTATCCGCCCTGTTCGGCCTTCTCGGGTATTAACCCGTGATAGCCGAACTCGTCAGGCTTGTCCGTTATACGGACTTTAGCCCTGACCTTGAAGAATCCTTCAGTAGGTTCTTCAACCACGTCTTCCATAGTGGAAGACCAGAAGGAAATTTTCTTTCCGTTGTCACAAGTGACACGGAAACCAATATTTCCGGATTTGGTAGGATCTCCGATCTCCAAATCTGCAAGCTTGAAAGTCAGTCCGTTTACGGCTGCTTCAAGCTTGGCTTTGACGAGTTTTTCCAATGACGCGTTCATGGCCAATGAATTGGGTTTTACGGGGTTACCCCGGCCCAATTTATTGGTGGGGTAGTTTGTATGGGCGGGCCACCACAACCTCCTCTACATAAGTTCTACAGTTCCGTAGTCAAGCCAGCTAAATAGTATGGGGGGTGTTTTTATTTAACTAACTAGGGGGGTGTTCACATACTGTTGATAAATGGGGGTATAGTGTAATAGGTAATAATAAGTAAATTTGGAGAGTTTAAACTTATTAAGTATATTATAGTATAGACCTAATCAAAAAATCCAACCCTATGATACACAACTGTAACATACACTGCCACACTATGGACCTGGACAAGGCAGACCTTATGGGAATCCAGGATAAGGGTAAATGGCTACCCTTTGCATTTCACCTAGATATTGTTATTGCATGTAAGCTTACAACTGATGACGAAGAAGAGATTGTAAGTAACTGTACTACCGTCTTTACAGAGAACGGGGATAGTTATATTATAGATACCCCGTTCCAAGAGTTTCTAACAATTTTTCAAATGTATAACGCAGACCCTGAATCTGGGAAGTCTGAGGATCTGAATTTTTAATATTTAAAACCAACCCCTATGAGCACAGAAAATGTACAACAGGAAGAGCAAAAAGCCCCTTCTAAAGAAGAAGTAATTGCTTTCTTTAAAGAACAAATTGAAGTAAAACGTGTACAGCTTGAGTTACAAGAACTTAATACTGCTATGGCTGTAGGTAGAGCCGAAGAGCTCAAGGCCTTAGCGTTTATAGCTCAGCTGACTAACCCCCCTGAGCTTGAAGAAGAATCTGATGAGCCCAAAGCTCCCCGCTCCCTGAAAAAAGATAAGTAATGACCACGCTCTATAAGCTTAGAGATTACAGAGAAACAGTAGCATTTGAACGTGAGCATCCTAAAGAGCTTAGATGGGATGAGAGGTATAAAGTCTATATGCTAAATGAAAGTAAGCAATGTCAAGGCATTTGGTTTAGAGATAAAAAACTTCTTGTTGCAGAAGCAATTATGACTTGGCAATCTGACAATGTAGTTCATATTGACAGTTTTACTGTTCATCCCTTTCACAGAGGCAAGGGTCTAGGTTATCAGTTGATAAGTACTGTGCTAGAGTGGGCAGCAGATATGAAGTATGAATATGTAATTGGAGAAGCAAGAAAAGGAGCGTCCTGGCACATCTTTGAAAACCTTGGAGCAGCAACGGTCCTTCTGCATAAAAACTGGAATAAGACCGGTGAAGATTATATAAGTTTTAAAATAGAATTATAATGGCAATAGTTAATCAGGTAGAAAAAAGAGTAAGAATGAATACTTGGCAAGTTGTCAAGTATCAGATCCTTACGCACTGCTACCTGTATGATATACCAGTTAGTGAAGCAGACCTGAACTGTCTGACACTACTAGCCATAGAAGGAGACCAGGAGCTAACAAGCTTTTGCAACAAAGCCTTTGAGCAAAAGATCTTTTCTTCTACCCAGTCAGTACGCAACTGTTTGACCAAAGCAGAAAAGAAAAACTTGATCAAGAAGGAAGGCAAGAACAAAAAGAAGATTTATATCAATCCTGATATAAAGGTTAGCTCACAAGGAAACGTATTACTGGACTTTAAATTCTTATGCGTTGCGACCTCGTAAAGCAAAAGAGTTTATACCTGAAGTGGCCGTAGAGACAGGACTTAGCGAAGAAACTGTAAACACAGTATTATCATACTACTGGCAGGAAGTCCGTAAAAGTTTAAGTGGGCTTAAACACTCAAGAGTACATGTCACAAATCTTGGAGATTTTGTGACTAAACATTGGAAGCTAGATGACAAGATTCAGATGCTGGAACTCTTTGAAGAGAAGAACAGACAAAAAGGTTTGCAGCAAATGACGGCCCGGTTTAAAACAGCAGAAACACTCTATGATTTAAAGAGTTTAAAAAAGATCATGGAAGAAGAAAGCCAACGAGCTGATTTTATAAAAATGCACAAACGTATAACAAATGAGTCTAACACAGAGCATAATCCGGATCTGGAAAAGCAAGAATCAAATACTTGAAGGAATAAAGAATAGTATTTTTAAAAGAGAAGACGTAGAACTTATTGCGACAGAAAGGATGCAAATCTGTCGGGCTTGTGATTTATACGACACTTTAGGCACTGGATGTGTCGTGAAAGGAACTGAGCCTTGTTGTGATGAGAGCAAAGGCGGCTGCGGTTGTTCTCTTGGATTTAAAACAAGATCTCTTAGTTCAGACTGCCCTTTAGGTAAATGGAAAGCTGAGATGACCCAGGCCGAAGAAGATTTTTTAAAAAGTAAACTAGGAATATGATATTAACATTCATCCCACAACAACATAAATATAACAGTGTAGAACCAGATGGCATTAATTGGTTAAGTGTAACATCCTTTATATCAAATTTTAAACAACCTTTTGAAGCAGATCTAATAGCAGAAAAGTCAAGTAAGAGCAAGAAGAGTAAGTGGTACGGTATGACTCCTGAGGCTATTAAAGATGCTTGGAAGTCAGAAGCAAATAGAGCCACTACTCTTGGTACTTGGTACCACAACTGCAGAGAAAAAGATATATGTGAAGTAGAAACCATGGAACGCCATGGTGTAGTTATTCCTGTTGTAAAACCAATAGAAAAAGAAGGAATAAAATACTCTCCTAATCAAAAGCTTTCTAGCGGTGTTTATCCTGAGCATATGGTCTATTTAAAGTCATCCGGACTTTGTGGTCAGTCAGATCTTGTAGAAGTAGTAAATGGAGAAGTTCATATTACAGACTACAAGACTAACAAAGAAATAAAAGCAGAAGGTTACACAAACTGGGAAGGAGTAACTCAAAAGATGCTGCCTCCACTAAGTCATCTTGACGATTGTAATCTTAACCACTACACACTACAGCTAAGCATTTACATGTTTATGATTCTAAAGCATAATCCAAAATTAAAGTTTGGAAGCCTGACTATACATCATATCATATTTGAAGAAGTAGACAAAAATAAATTTGGTAATCCTATTACTGCTCTTGATAGTAATGGTGATCCAATAGTAAAAGATATTGTGCAGTATGATTTACCATACTTAAAGCAAGAAGTAATTTCTTTACTTCATTGGTTAGAAGACAATCATCATAAACTAAAGACAAAGAGCTAATGATTTTAAATCATAACATAGATAATCTCAAATGTCTTGTAAGGCAATCGTACTTTACAAAAGATCCCAGTGATCATAATATATTTCATTCTGCTTATTTATTTGGGATACAATCAATCTCTGGAAAGATACTTACTTTTCACTTAATGACAGATTATGGAATGCTAAGATCAAGAGTACCTATTAGTGAAATATATTTACATAAACCAACCTTAGATGTACCTTTTCACTATAAACAATTATGGGACTGTTTTAGTGAGAACGTATCAGTTATAACTTATGACTATCTGTACGAGAAAAAATGCCAGGTAATTTTAAGAGACAGCTCCAAAGTATGGGCTACCTATTTATTTACAGTAGACTGGTACAATAACTCATACTCAGATGAACCAAGTGATTATAAGTGCGGGCATATACTTGTAGCAGATGATGGCTATTTATTGTGCCAACCTAACAATAGAATCTTTTGGAAAGACTCTAACTGGATAACAAAATCTTTTCCAATTAGCCTTAAAGAAATAAAGGTTGATTATGAACTGCCATCTGTAGAAACAGTTTCTGATAGATGGGTAAGTGAAGATGGAAATTCTTATTATTATGATATGAATAAAGAATAATGTTGCTTGTAGAAACTTATATTGCAGAGTCTCCTGGTATGGGACTTGGTTTGTTTACTAAAAACTTTATCAAGAAAGGAACTGTAATATGGGAGTTTATAGAAGGGTTTGATATAAAAGTTAAAGAAGAAGAGTATAAACACTTAACTGATGTACAAAAAGCATTTGTTGATAAGTACTTTTGGAAAGAGTCTAAGTATTATTACTCATCTTGTGATGATTCAAGGTTTCAAAATCATAGTTATGATCCTAATTCTATTTCTTTGGATGATAGAATGATTGCTGCAAGAGACATTGATGCACATGAAGAAATATTAGTAAACTACGAGAGTTTTGATGATGATTTTAATTTATACAAAGACACACTAAAATGATTAGACTATTTGATATACAGAACGGAAAAGTAACAGCAAGTGAACATTGCTTTACATTAAAGTTCTTACATGAGATTATGATTGGATATCCTACCGAACATTTACAGATATATGCATATCTGTTTTATATGACCTGCCCTAACCCGGATTTAAACCCATTTTTTGATGTTCCTGAATCTGAAAAAGAAGAGCTTATTCTTCAAGAGATTAACGCTGACTTTTCCACTGATGATGACCTTATTGTGGCTGGCATTAAAATGTGTGAAAAACTATACCAAACACCCACGTACAGAGCGTACATGGGTATTAAGGCAATGCTTGACAGGCTTGCAAAGTATATGGAAACCACAGAGATTGAACATGGCCGAGATGGTAACATTACAGCACTTGTTAATGCAGCCGCAAAGTTTGAAGCTATCCGGCAAAGTTTTAAAGGTACGCTACGAGATCTGGAAGAAGAGCAACAGTCTCAAGTAAGAGGAGGACAAAACCTGGCATACGACCAATGACAACAATAGTACCTATAGTAGAATATAAAAAAAGATTAGAGCAAGCTTTAAGTACTTCTCACAAAGTAGTACTTACAGATGAGGAGTATAACTATCGTAAAGAATACTCTATAGATTGGTCTGAAAAGAAACGTGATGCAGGCCCTCAATATATTATTGATGATAACTATTTAGAGAAACGTAGTACTAACGGCCACATGGGTCAAAGAGCTGTAGAAAAGTTTTTAGGTATAGAATTCACAGATCCTGATACATCATACAGTGTTAAAAAGAATATTCCTGATTTATTACCGGCCGGCTTACATGTTGGAGTTAAAACTCATAGAAAGCCTAATCCTCCAATGATTGAGTTTATACCAGATGACGTATACAAAAACCTAGAAATAGAAAAACAAAAGAAAGCCAGATACCCGCAGATCATTGTAACTAAAGATGATAACTGTGAAAAGACATTCTATATTCTTGGTGTTTATTCACCTAAAGTTTTATGGCATAACGATTTTATAGATAAAGGTTTGATATATGACGATAAGCTTTTAAAGAAAGGAACCAAGACAGTCTTTTTTGGTGTACACAAAGCCGTACCTTTTAAAGATAAAGAAGAGTTGGTTTCTATAATTGGTCCTTTATGGACTACTAATGTAGGGTGGTGAAACTGGCAGACACACCTCCTAGTCTCGGAGGCCGGAGTGGGGTATCCCGCTCGCTTGGAGGTTCAAATCCTCCCCCTACAGCATTAAACTAATTTTTATGGAAACAAATGAGTATGCTCTTTACAGTTATATATTTCACTACAATGCCCATAATAAAACTTGGGCAGCTATTCCTCGTGAACTCTACAATGACTACTGGAGTGATTCTGCCAGACCTGGCATACTAAAGAGTAAGTCTATAGAAACTCTGATAGAAATTCTGTATAAAACTGGTGGTGACAAAAATAAAATAGGAAAACTAGTTGGCAAAAAATAAACCATATATAGAAGTACCTACATATGAAAATGGTAAATGGGATCTAACTACTTTTTATTCAAGAGAAGAGTTTAGAGACTTTATACTAAAAATATTCAAAGAACCTGGTAAGTACCAGTTTGATGAATCTTCTCAGATATTTAATGCTGAAGCTAGAAAGTACCAAACTCAAGGGTTTTATTGTCCTGCTCCGGTTAAGACCAAGGACTTTATTAACTACTGGGATGACCAGAAAATGAAGTGTAAGTACGGCATTATGGTCAAAAAAAAAGATAGTGTATGGTATATCAGTCGGGATTACTACATGTGGCTTAACTTTCTTCCTATCTATGACAAGGAGGAAAAAAAGTTTGACTTTGCCAAAGTAAGAGATGCTCAGTATCATATGGCTCTGTATGAGCAGTTAGCTGAGTTGAACTATAAACACTCAGCTATTTTAAAAAAACGTCAGATAGCTAGTTCATATTTTCATGCAGCCAAGTTGATCAATATGTTCTGGTTTGAAAATGGTGCTGTTCTTAAAATGGGAGCAAGTCTTAAAGATTATATTTCAGAGAAAGGTACCTGGCGAATGCTTACTGAGTATCGTACATTTCTTAATGAACATACTGCATGGTATAGACCAAGTGATCCGGATAAAGTATTTTCCTGGCAGCAGCGTATTAAAGTACGTATTGGGGGTAGGGATACTTTTAAAGGAAATAAATCTATTATTACAGGAACCTCTTTTGAAAAAGACCCGACAAATGGTGTCGGTGGTCCTTGTACTTACTTCTTTCATGAGGAAGCAGGTATTGCTCCAAAGATGGATCTTACCTATGAGTATATGAGACCTGCTATGCAGAGTGGTATGATTACTACAGGTATGTTTATAGCTGCTGGGTCAGTGGGTGATCTTGATGCTTGTGAACCATTAAAGTTAATGGTACTTCAACCTGAAGCCAATGATATTTATGCTGTTGATTCTAATCTAATAGACAAAGATGGTACTTTAGGAAAGACTGGACTTTTTATACCTGAACAGTGGTCAATGCCTCCTTTTATAGATGAGTATGGTAACTCTAAAGTAGAAGAAGCTTTGGCTGCAATCATAGAAGAACGTATTAGATGGAAACGTGATCTTACTCCTGAACAGTATCAGTTAAGGATATCACAGAAGCCAACCAATATAGAAGAAGCTTTTGCTACTAGAAAAGAGTCTGTATTCCCTCCTCACCTAGTGTCAAAGCAGATTCAGCGTATTCAGGATAAAGAATACCCAGTAGAATACCTAGAATTATCCAGAAATGCTGAAGGTAAGATTATAGATAAACCTTCTAGGAAGATTCCTATTATGGAATTTCCTATCTCTAAAAAGACAGAGGACAAAGAAGGAGTTATTTGTATCTATGAAAGACCTGTTAAAGATCCTCAGTTTGGAATGTATTATGCATCTGTTGACCCTGTAGGAGAAGGTAAGACTACAACTTCAGAGTCTCTTTGTGCTATATATGTTTACAAAAACCCGGTGGAAGTTATAAAAGATGAAGGCAACGGTAAGGTAACTAATGTTATTGAGAGGGACAGTATAGTGGCATCCTGGTGTGGTAGGTTTGATGATCTGAACAAAACACATGAACGTCTGGAGATGATTATAGAATGGTACAATGCCTGGACCGTGGTAGAGAACAATGTGGCTTTATTTATCCAGTACATGATCAGTAAGAAAAAGCAGCGTTATCTGGTACCAAAAGACATGATCCTATTCTTAAAAGACATTGGAGCTAACAGAAACGTATTCCAAGAATATGGCTGGAAGAACGTAGGTACTCTCTTTAAAGGCACTATTTTATCATACGGTATAGAATTTCTTAAAGAAGAGCTGGATCATGAGACCAAAGCTGACGGAGAGATTTTAAAGACTATTTATGGAGTAGAACGTATTCCGGATATTATGCTCCTAAAAGAGATGCAAGCATACCAGGAAGGCATTAACGTTGACCGGTTGGTGGCATTTTGCTCTTTGGTAGCCTTTGCTAAAGTCCAGCAATCCAACCGCGGATTGGCTAAACGTGTAGAGGTTACAGAACAAAAGTTGGATAACTCCCAGAAATTTAGTAAATTAAATTGGAGCCCCTTTAGACATTTGGGTGGCTCTAAAAGGGGTTCTAATAGTATGAAACCACCTAGATCACCTTTTAAAAATATACAATGATATCTTACAGCATACTTCCTGAACAAATAGTATTTATAACTACTAATACATATGGAGTAGAAATAGTCTATAAATACATAACTAATTAATTATCATGCAGATATATAACGCTCTAGATCTAAAGGCTGGTAAGAAGGCCGAATATAACAAGATGGGTACTCTTACCCAGCCTATCCAGTTTTTACCTGAGAAAGAAAAAGACGAAGAATGGAGAGCGTGGAACCTAGATTGGTTAGAGTTTCAGGGTATGAAGCAGCTTAGGCGTAACGCCCGCAGGCTGATGAAGAACTACAAGCTAGCTAAAGGTATTATTGACAAGTCAGACTATATTGTAGAAGAGGATAACGAAATGGCAGATTTGATAGATACTCTTACTAAAGAGGATGTATCAGCACTTGAGTTAAAGTTTTATCCTATTATTCCAAATGTAATCAATGTGTTATGCAATGAGTTTTCTAAACGAAGCTCAAGAATAATGTTTAAAGCAGTAGACGATATTTCTTACAACGAGATGTTAGAAGAAAAAAGGTCTATGATTGAAAATATATTGCTAGAAGATGCGGAGCGTAAGATGATGTTAGAAATGATATCAGCTGGTATTGAACTTGATAGTGAGGAAATACAAAAAGCAAATAGTCCTGATAATCTTAAAAAGCTTCCAGAAATAGAGTCTTTTTTTAGAAAGGACTATCGTTCAATGATTGAGGAGTGGGCTACACATCAAATGAGTGTAGATGAAGAAAAATTTAAGATGCAAGAACTTGAAGAGCGTGCCTTTCGTGACATGCTTATTACAGATCGTGAGTTCTGGCATTTTCGTATGATGGAGGATGATTATGAGCTAGAGCTTTGGAATCCTCTTCTAACTTTTTATCATAAGTCTCCAGACGTCAGGTATATAAGTCAGGGTAATTGGGTTGGTAAGATGGATCTTATGTCTGTATCAGACGTGATTGATAAGTATGGTTGGATGATGACTCAGGAACAACTAGAAGCTTTAGAAGCTATCTATCCTGTACGTTCTGCTGGTTATGCAATACAAGGGTATCAAAATGATGGAACTTATTATGATCCGACTCGTTCACATGAGTGGAATACTCAAATGCCATCCCTGGCTTATAGACAATTTACTTCTGTTTATGACGCTCAGTTTGGTACAGGTGATATAGTAGAGTGGATATTATCTGACTCAGAAGACACCGTTGATTTTGGCAAAAGTCACATGCTAAGAGTTTCTACTATTTATTGGAAGTCTCAACGTAAAGTAGGGCATCTTACTAAAATCACAGATGAGGGGGAAGTAATTCAAGAGATAGTCAGTGATATTTATAAAGTTGTAGATAAACCTATTTATAACACAACGATTTATAAAGAAAAGTCAAAAGATAATTTAATATACGGAGAACACATTGACTGGATTTGGATTAACGAAACATGGGGAGGTATTAAGATTGGACCAAATCGTCCGGCTTTTTGGGGTATGAACAATCCCGGTGGTATTAATCCTATTTATTTAGGACTTAATGGCGGTAAACCAGGAAAAATCCCATTCCAGTTTAAAGGAGATGCTACACTTTATGGCTGTAAGCTTCCGGTGGAAGGTGCTGTATTTGGTGATAGAAACACCCGCAGTATTTCATTGGTTGATCTTATGAAACCATACCAGATAGGTTATAATATCGTGAATAACCAAATAGCTGACATCTTAGTTGATGAGCTAGGCACGGTTATCATGCTGGACCAGAACGCTTTGCCTCGTCACTCATTGGGAGAAGACTGGGGTAAAAATAATCTGGCCAAAGCCTATGTGGCTATGAAGAACTTTCAGATGTTGCC